CAAGAAGAACAATACGAAGCAAAAGTAAATGGCACCTGGCCTCAAAGAGCTTTGTTCACAACTAAGTCATTAAGATTTGATGACGGTAGTTCCGATTATTTAACAGAATCAGTATCTTCTACTTCTAATAGAAGAACATTTACTTATTCAACTTGGGTTAAAAGAAGTAATTTAAGTGGTTCAAATTATCCAAGAATATTTAATCCTTTTGTTGATAGTAATAATTTTTTTGATGTGTATTTTAGAAATACTGATGCTTTAAATATTTATTCATATAGTGGTGGATCTGAAAATATTGATTTAGTTACAACTCAATTATTTAGAGATGTTTCTGCTTGGTATCATATAGTATTAGCTGTTGATACAACACAAGGAACAGATTCTAATAGAGTAAAATTATATGTTAATGGTTCTCAAGTTACAAGTTTTTCAGCGAATACATATCCGTCACAAAATGCAGATCTACAAATAAATGTATCTGGTGTAACTAACGTTATAGGTAGAAATCAATCTGGTACTAATAATTATTTTGATGGCTACATGACAGAGATAATTTTGGTAGATGGCTCACAACTAGCACCAGATCAATTCGGAGAATTTGACGAAGATAGTTCTATATGGAAGCCGATAAATGTATCTGGTTTAACCTTTGGCACTAATGGATTTTATTTAGACTTTGAAGATAGTTCAGCTTTAGGAAATGATGTATCTGGTAATGATAATGACTTTACAGTTAATAACCTTACAGCAATAGATCAATCTACTGATACTTGTACCAACAATAGTTGCGTAATTAATAGCTTAGATAATTTTTATTGTGCTGGAACTTTATCTGATGGAAATTTGACTATTGTAACAGGAGCATCTCAATATGCTCCAATAACTGGCAGTATAGGAGTTAATTCTAATAAATGGTATTGGGAAATGAAATTAGTAACAGGTACTGGAGTTGATTGTATGATAGGTGTAAGTTCAGCATATACAACAGCTACTACTCAACAACTAGGAAACAAAGCAACTGATTATGGCTATTATGTTACTGGTGTTGTATTTAATAATAATTCAAGCAGTAGTTATGGTAACTCTTACACAAATGGTGATATTATAGGTGTAGCTTTAGATTTAGATCACAATAAATTATATTTTTCTAAAAATGGTGTTTTTCAAAATAGTGGCGATCCAACTTCTGGCTCAACAGGAACAGGTGCTATTTCAATAACAGACCCAGCTTCAACACCTAAAGGTTTTTATTTTCCAGCAGTTTCAGATTATTATTCTGGAACAACAACATTTTCAGCAAACTTTGGCTCACCACCTTATGCAATCTCATCAGGCAACACAGATGGTAATGGCTATGGAAACTTTGAGTATGCAGTTCCAAGTGGATATTATTCTTTAAACACAAAAAACCTAGCGGAGTATGGATAATGGCTTTACATTCGTTACACTCATGCAAAGAAATTAACATAGGTTACACAAAGGATTAATCATGGCTTATACAGATATAGACAAACCATCAGATTATTTTAATACTAAACTTTATACAGGTAATGATGCAGACAATCATGCTATTACAGGTGTAGGTTTTCAACCTGATTTACTTTGGATAAAGCAAAGAGGAGATGCTGGTTATGACCATTCTTTAACAGATAGTGTTAGAGGAAGTACAAAAATGTTATATCCAGATTTAACCAGAGCAGAAGATACACATACAACAGGAGTTAAATCTTATAATAGCGATGGTTTTACATTAGGAACTGATGATGGTACTGGTGGTGCGTATGCAAACCTTGTTAATTATTCAAAAAATTATGTAGCATGGAACTGGAAAGCTGGAACATCTGTATCTGGTAACACAACAGGAAGTGGAACTGCTAAATCTTATTCTGGTTCTGTAAATACAGATGCTGGATTTTCTATAATAAAATATATTGGAAACGATAATGCTTCACAAACTGTACCTCATCATTTAGGTGCAACACCATCTATGGTTATAGTTAAAAATTTAGATGCAACAGTAGATGGTTGGATGGTTTATCACACAGGATTAACAAGTGGTAAAAATATTGTATTAAATTCATCAGATGTAGAATATAATGCAACAGCAAGTGGTTATCAAAAAGGAATTAATGGTATTCCAACTTCAACTAATTTAACTTTTGTTTCTGGTTATGCTTCTCAACAAAATGTAAATGGAAATAATGTCAATTACATAGCCTACTGCTTTGCAGAGAAAAAAGGCTACTCAAAATTTGGAAGCTATGTCGGAAATGGCTCAACAACCGATGGAACATTCGTCTATACTGGTCATTCTGTTGCTTGGGTTATGATAAAACAAAGTAATGAAGCTAGAGATTGGGTTATTTATGACAATAAAAGAGATACATTTAATGTTGGAGATAATTTTTTAGTTCCTAATTCTAGTAATGCAGAAGGAAGTGGAAATACAAGTTTGCAAATCGATTTTCTTGCAAGTGGTTTCAAGTTAAGGGGTGGCAACCATGCTTTAAATAAATCAGGTGGTTCATACATTTACATGGCATTTGCAAAATCACCTTTCGTTACATCAACAGGAATACCAACAACTGCGAGGTAATCATGCAATTATCAAAACATTTTACTTTAGAAGAATTTGAAAAATCACAAACTGCTACAAGAAAAGGCATAAAGAATAAAGCTGGTAGTGGAGAGATTAAAAATCTTGGCGATCTTTGTTATGAAATACTAGAGCCTGTAAGAGTTAAGTTTGATAAGCCTGTTACTATTACAAGTGGGTATCGTTCCCCTCAACTCTCGGAAGCCATAGGTTCAAAATCCACCTCACAGCACTGCTCTGGGAACGCTGTTGATATGGAAGTGATAGGAGTTTCCAACCTTGAAGTAGCTTTGTGGATTGAAAACCACTGTGACTTTGACCAACTGATTTTAGAGTATTACACAGGAGAAGCTAACTCTGGCTGGATTCATGTATCATACAAAGATGGCTCTAACAGAAAACAAGTGCTGACATTTGATGGGAAATCGTATAAAAATGGATTACCTGAAGCTAAATGGTCAGGTGGAAAGATGAGTAATTAATATGGCTAAGAAAAAGAAAACTAAAAAAGTTCCTAAAGGTTATCATAGAATGCCAAATGGCAAACTGATGAAAGATTCAGCTATGAAAAAAAGAAAGAGAAAATACTAATGGCTATGAAGAAACCTATATATGCTAAAGCTAGACCAAAAAGATTAGGGAAACCAAAGTCTTTTAATAAGAAATCTAAAGCATATAAATCTGCTAAAAGAAAAGCTGATAAGAAATTTGGCAAAAAAGTTTCTTTGTATAAAAACATATTTATTTCACAGGCTGTTAAAAAATACAAACCTCGAAAAAAAAAATAATGGCTAAGTTAAACGCATTACAGAAGATAGAATCTCACGAAAAGCTATGTAGAATAATGCAAAAACTAACTCACGATAAAATTCATTCAATAGAAGAAAGAGTAAAACGATTAGAGAAAATTTTACTAATCTCAACAGGCTCATTGATTAGTGCTATGGGCTATGTAATATTTACATTATTATCAAAATAAGGTACAAGTTATGCTTGTATGAAGAATAAAAGAATCCTTGTCATTTCTGATATGCACCTACCTTATCAACATAAGGATTCAATAAATTTTTTAAAAGAAATCAAAAAAGAATTTAAACCAGATAGAATAATTAACATTGGCGATCTATTAGACTTTCATGCCATCTCAATGCACGAACATAACCCAGATTTATATTCTGCTGGACATGAATTAGATAAGGCCAAAGAATACATACAACAATTAGAAGCAATATTCCCAGAAGTTACAGAAGTTGATAGTAACCACTCTAGCCTAGTTTATAGACGAGCATTAAAATATGGAATGTCTAAACAATTTTTAAAACCTTATGGAGATTTTTTAGGCACTAGAAAATGGAAATGGGTAGATGATTTAACTCTTACAATGTATAATGGTCAAAGATGTTTTTTTACTCATGGAAGAAGTGCAGATGTTTTAAAAGTAAGTCAAGCTATGGGTATGTCAGCAGTTCAAGGCCATTATCATACAAAGTTTGTAATAAGCTATTGGGCAAATCCTGATAATCTATTCTTTGGAATGAATGTAGGTTGTTTAATTAATCAAAAGTCTATGGCCTTTAGTTATGCTAAGAACTTTAAGACTAGGTTTATCTTAGGTTGTGGAATTATTATAGATGGCATACCTAGACTACTTCCAATGGTAATTAACAAAAAAGGCGATTGGATAGGTAAAATTGTCTAGGTTAAAGCCACACAGAGCCACAGAGAGTGCTACTGATAAGCAAATAGGTGGCAACCATTACAAAGGTAAAATACAGCCAATAGAACTTATTGTATCGCATGATTTAGACTTCATAGATGGCAACATAGTGAAATATGCTGTGAGAAATAAAAAGGGCGAGAACTTAAAAGAAAAGTATGATAAAATTATTCATTATTGTGAATTAGCAAAGGAATTAAAATGTGGTTGAATTTATTATCGTTAGGTGTAAAGACAGGGGCGAAGCTATACCAAAATAAACAACGAACAAAACAGTTAATGTCAGATGCTCAAATGCACCACGCAGAGCAAATGGCGAAAGGCGAAATTGAATATAAAGCAAAAGTTATTGAGAGTAATGACAATGGTTGGAAAGATGAATTTGTCCTTGTTCTTGTATCTTTGCCTATTCTTATATTGGGTTACTCTATTTTCTCTGACGACCCTGACATACGTGATAAATTAGATTTATTTTTTCAGTATTTTAAAGAATTACCTTATTGGTATCAAGCTATTTTTATTGGTGTAGTATCTGCGATCTATGGATTAAAGGGTGCTGACATAATGCGTAAGAAGTAGTATCATGTCCAAATGGACAAATTAAAAGTTGATGCAGTAATTACAGATTTAGAACTACAATTAGAAACAAGCAACAATCCTTATGGTA